CAGGTGACTAGATGCAACTTAGCCGTTTTACCATTATTAACTTTGAAATACTGACTCGCCTTCTTAAAAGGAGTCAGCATATCTTTGGGCAACGATAAGACTGCTATATCTTTCTCTTCTTCCATGATTTCCACAGTGAAGGGCACCATATCTAAAGCTCGCCAATCATTAGTTACAGCATCATAACTACTATAAATCGTGCATTCTTGCCTTACTTTAAATAACATGTGGGCAGGTATTATAACATAGTGGCCCGATATCAAACACTGTGTCATGGGTTGCACTCCGTTATCTCTATATAAACGAATAACTCCCATGTGACGCTTAATAGCATCTAACATAGTCGATGTATTCTCCTCAGCAATCAGAACAGTTGATGGGGTTATTTTGATCTTATGGCTCTTAACGGTCATAGACTTTCTCCACATATCCACCATACTCATATCCTCATCTTCTACTCTACCCCACAAAGATCTAATATACATTAGCCCTGCAGCCAAAGCTGCTGACGCAGAGAAATACACGACCCAATTAGGTACTTTAGAGGCGAGATCACCAACTTCAACGACCCAGGAAGAAAAATAACCCAGTAACTTACCCACATAATACGATACAAAATCTGCCGCATCAGAACAGGCTTCGACACAGGATGTCAGCAAGTCTCCCCAATTCTGGGACTGCCAGGCATCATGAAATTCCTCCTGACAATTATCCAACATGTTAGCTACCTCCAACCTCAACTGCTGCTTCTGAATCTCCGAACACGTTATAGATGTATAAATGCTCTGGTAGTACTCTTTCAGAATTTTGATCCACGCAGTAAGCCAAACTGTTATTCTAGGAACAGCATTGTCGTAACCATCGTCAAAATATAATGACAAAGGCAACTTCTTAGCCAATCCAGGTGGATACTGCGAAACAAACCGATGTTCTTTCATATCATACCTATAATACGTACACGAGTGATCAGTATACTTAAAGACATGACCACGTCTAAACAAAGCCTCCTTATCACTTATACAGTCAGATCTTAAAAACGTTAAATCAGTAAATTGATTGGTCGTAAGTAACATAACCTCGCTATTAAAATACTTCGTATCTTTTAAATCAACAGAGGCACACTCTAAGGGTAACTTCAAGGAAGACACCATATTAATAATTGTCCTCCATTGCGAAACACCTTGTTGTCCAACATCATCCATAACAAAAACCTCCTCATTGTTGTAGCCGTCATAAAAATCCTTACCGTCATCAACTGACTTAACTGTATGGACGTAAGTTGATAAACCCAACACCTCTGACACTTTCACAGAAGCTACGGTCTTTCTACAGCCAGGGGGCCCTTCTAACACAATACATACCGGCTCTTTGCGAGAACAACTCTCGTAAGAGTCCACACTCTTGTGTAAACGAACAAAAGTATCCCATCTACTCCGTATAGGAGCTGGGCCAGACTTGACATAATCCAACAAAATTTCATCTTCGTTGACCTCCTTAAAGAGATCACGAACCTCCTTCCTAAATTGGGGCTCTATCATGACTCGCTTATCTCTTTGCCACAACTCCACCTTTGATTTCATATGCCCAAATCTCTCATACTTATAGCCCAACGACAAAACTTGCTGAACTCGTCTCCTAACACAAACAGGAACTCCTGGTACATAGTCAAATAATAAAAGCAGCAACTGTGAAATTTGAGAAAAGAACTCAAACAAAAAATTTGGGGTGTCGAACAATTTCTTGGACGTCAAAAGCGACATTTTCTTCAAAATGTCAACTGCCGTTGGTGGCATTCCCATGGCTAATGTGGCCAACAGAAGGCCATCAAAAGACTCCGCTTGGAAAGGAAGATCTCTAACTCTCATAACCAAAGAAGCTATTCTAGCGAAAAACCCAACCAAATAAGTGGGTGTCCAATTAGAATATGTGGGAGTTATAGCACTAATATACAACGAGAACATATCCAACAAAATGGGAGGAACTGTCTTATCGTCTCTCATTAATGTTATAGCCTGTGAAAAATAACCCGCAGTAGTCTTAGACACACTAACCAGGTTCTTAACAACGCTAAACAAACCTTCAGCTTGCCAGGTGTTCTTTACTATTATTTCTCGCGCTTGCGCTCTAGTC